TGCCTCCCAATTCTCATCACAAAAGATAGCAACACGATTACCGTGAGAAGGATTAGTATGATACATATCAGGATCATCTATCTGATAGTATGTCAGATTATCACATATTCGTCCAACTAACTTTTTGTTAATCTCAAAAGTAGTATTTGGTTGAGCAAATAAAGCTGCTAAGTAAAAAGTCTTTGGCGTATACTCATTAGGTTGCCAAGCCCAGAGACCTGATGCATACAGATCGTGAATTGCGCGCATCAACCAAGGATCTCCTAGACGATCTATATCACCCATACGAAGCTGTGCTTCAATGATGTAGTTACCAATCATCTCAACATTGACGCATCCTGTGTATTTATCTAGATTAGTTTCAAGCCAGCTATGAGCGTGTCTATAGGCGTAATCAGGTGTATCCTCTTCTTGAACAAGCTCCCAGTAGTCAAAAGCACCGTGCTGAAGCTTTTCACCTCTAAAAATAAAACACTCTACAATTATTCCTTTATTCATAATAAAGTCAAAAGAGTAGTGCTCTCCCATGTGGTAGGGAGACCAGAATAGTCCTGCATCTACTATCTTACTATATTGTTCTAAGTTATGGCAAACTTGTGACTGTACTGAGCCTCCCATTAAATTTGTAATGGGTTTAACGCATACAGGGTACTCAGTAGGAAATGTACCAATTGGACCATGTGCTAATTCCTGGGAAGCGCAAATAAACATTTTATCATAGATGTGTCTATACTCTGAAAATTGACACCAAGCTACAGGGTCAGTAGTAGGAATTAACACATCAGTATCTGGTACAGCTGAGTAGTGAAACGGCATCTGTTTTATAGGATTATAAGTTGACCAAGTCATAATTTACCTCCCCAATACATTTTTTTGAAGCCTTTACGTTTTATCTCAATGAAAGTGAAAATTTTTTCACCAGAAGATATAATACCGTTTTTGCTCCACCAGGAGTCAAACGCAATCTGATTAAAATTAGGCAGTTTTTGGTACTTTTTAAAGTTTTTATCTATTATTATTCCTACATATAAGTCTATCCATATTAATCCTTTATAATAAACAAAAGTATGCGAAGAGACATTGGCAACTAAAGAATCTTCCAATCTATAGGATAGTTGGAATGAAATAGCTTCACAACTATGTTTATATCCAGCACTTAGAAGTAGTGCTTCTTCACAAAAGTTTTCTAAAAATTCTAGTAAATTTTTATTTTTGTATTGTGGGAGACCAAAAGGTTGTTCTTCCATCATTAAGTTTCACCCTTTCAACTGGATTTCCGTAGATGTCTTGCTTTTGATTATAAACCATCACATGCCCACCCCTAGCAGCAACAATCTCGGTTGGATTGCTAGCAAAACGAGTATAATTACCGTGATTGTTATATAAGTCGGAATAATTACGAATAGTGGCTCCACCTGTTTCATAAGAAGCTTTGAGGATTTTACAAACTGCAAAATATAGTTTCTCAAGTTCTTCATCACTGCAACTTTCTAAAAGCCTATCAGGTCTTATACCTGCGAGAAAAAGAGATTCAGATTTGTAGATATTTCCGACACCAGATATCTGAGACTGATCCATAAGCCATTTAACCATTGTCCATTTGGGTTTGAGACGAGCAAGTCGTAAAAACTCGGATAGAGTACAAGGATTATTAAGCATATCAGGCCCAATAGAAGCCAGTTTCCGCTGATGATCCTTATCATCAAATATAAACTTAACAGTACCAAAATTGCGTTGATCATTATAATATACCGCCGTATCATCATCAAAATAAAATGCAATACGAGTATGTTTTGATGGTTGAAGTTTAAAATTACCACTCATACCTAGAGTAGTGTACATATAGCAAATAGGTAAGAGATCTCCGAACTCCACCAGATAAATTTACCTTTATTATAAACACCTTTAACTGGAAGATGTTTTTCATCAAGAGCAAAATAAAACTCAGAAAATCCAGTAGGTAATGATTTAACATACCTACCAGAAATAAAATTAATATTTACTAAAGACTTACCGCGTACAGCCCGATCTACCTGACGAGCTGTACGAGTGCATTCTGGTCCTTCGGGCATTAGCGCATTTTTAGATTAGCTTGACGTGGAAACCCCCAAACATCAATAGCAGGAACACGAATCATGCGTTCTTTAGTATTATTTTTGTCAGGGTTTTGAACAGTAAGCATCACGTTTTTACCAGCACGCCATGCTTTAACTTTGTTATTCATCTCAGCTTCAGAACCAACGTAATCAAGTCGCAAAGCTTTTTGAATACGTTTTCCAAAACGACTTGGATTTTGGTGGGTGATACCTTTTGAGACTTGTTTTTGACGCTGTCTTTTCTTAGCCATTACTTACTCCTTATTTAAAATATAAGTTAATATAACTTATTTTCAAGCATAGAGCAACTAAAGAGCGGCAATCATTACAGCATAGTTAGATGAGATTGTTGAATTTTGTCTTAAATCAAGAAAAGAAGAGATAAAGTGTTGAGGCTCATAGACTTGTTCACAACTTGAACACTCAACTAAATCAAGAGGTTCAATTTTACCGTTTTGAAACCAAACCTCTTCTTCTTGAGAACAGATAGGGCATTTAGTTCTGGCTCTGTAAGTAGACATTCTGCACTTTTTGGTAGTATAAATCCATGGAATGATCAAAAGCACCATCAAATGGTTGGCCCTTAGCTAAAGCGCGCATACGCCCTCTCCATTGATCCTTAATTCTTTGCCAGCGAGACATTTTTCTGATATTACCATGATGGTTAATATAAACAATCTCACCACTATGACGAAAAATAATAGGCAACGGAACTTTTGTCACAATATCATTGTTGTTTACAAAACGCCAATGTTTGATTCCATCATTCTTCATTTCTTTGACGAAGGCGCGATTACCTACACGGGGGGAACCGAATGTATAGAGTTCGTGTGCGTCCAACCGACTAGCACATATGGTAGCTAATGCAGCTCCTAACGAATGCCCCGTACACGTAATTTTGTACCCATCGTCAAGGTTTTGTTCAGAAATCCACTGAACAATACCATCATAGACTTTATCTATAGCTTGTGCAAATCCAAAATGAACTAAACCCTTTTCTCGTGCCTGCTTAGGCCAAGCCTTGAGATCAGCTAAGATATCTTTCAACTGTGTAGGCTCAGTTCCTCTAAATACAATGAAGATTTCATTTGCATTACTTTTGCGGCAACAAAAAGCTTGAGTACCGTCTTTATCAAACCAAGCCCATTCGTTATATCCAATGTCTTGAAGTAATTTTCCAACTTCGTCTTGGTTTCTATAAACACCAAGCGCAAAACCTGCTGCTAGTGCAGCTTTTTTATAATCTAAGTTCATGAGGGGAACTCCTTTTTATTGTGCTTTGAAGACAGCTACCTGTGATGGTACTCCTTCTATATAGTATATTTTTTCAAGTTTTATCAATTCTTCTTTTTCAAGTGTCATAGTAGCATGCTTGACTCCATTGATTCCTTTATGTTCATTATCTGACTCATGCCAGTCGTCATAAAGAAATACAGTCGCTCCTAGTTCAATTGCCATTTTTGTATCAGAAATAACGGATTCATAACCATGACAGCCGTCAATAAAGGCCATGTCAAACTTTGTATCTTCTAACAGGGGTTTAGCTAATTTACTATCTGAAGCAATAAAATTAAATCTATTGCCATATCTTTCTTTTACCGTCTCAGAGGCAGGTTTCGTAGCAGGATGCTTACAAATATCAACAGCAGTAAGCTTAACCGTTTGTTGAGGATGCCACTCTAACCACATAGAAGCTGAGCAACCGATATTAAAACCTATTTCAAGGATATGATTTATTTCATAAGTTTCGTAAACACCCTCAATTATATGACGAAAGATTTCAGGGTCTTGTCCATTACAACCCCAAAACCCTTCTTTAGTTTGATGAGCCTTTAATATATAGTTTAACCAGCTCACTTTGATTTCATTTTTTTAAGAATAGCCGCTTGTAATGCTGGTGGTAATTTCTTTTGAGCAGGGGTGAGCCCGTCAGTTTTGCGTTGCATTTTTGGTTTACCGCCATTCATCATCGGATTACCTGATTTTTTATCTTTGTGCATTGGCATTTTTTTCTCCTTAACCAGTTGGTTTATAAATTTTTATTTTTGAATAAGCAGTGTTTTCTTCGTAAATAGTATTTGAGAAAGAAACCACAGCTTTGTGATAAAACTCATCTAATTGTTTTTTAGATGGGATTGAGTCATGTAAAACATAACTTTCTTTGTTATTTGCCACTAGATCCCAGTCGTCAAACTGTTCTTGGGATGCTCCGTATAATCCTCGCCAAACTGCGTTATTATCTTCAAACACGAAA